ACATTAAGACTAGCTGCATTAATTTTTAACCTTCGTGATGAAGGACACAACATTAATACAAAGATTGTTAATGTAGGAAATAAAAGCAAACCTAAATATGTTGCACAGTATTCACTTTTAAAAAATAAAAACTAATGGAAAAAGAATTAAAAAAGAAGTATGGTGCTTGGAAAAAGCAAACTGCTAAAGGTGAAGTTATTAGCTTTACTATTGAAGATAAAAAATATTCAATGTGGGTTAACACTTATAAGACAGAAGCAAAACACCCTGACTACCAAATTTATGAAGATAATTATAAACCCAAAGATGATTTAGAATTTTAAATATGCAAACAATAGAAGCGAACATTTTAGATTATTATCAAGCACAAAAGAAAAATTTAAGACAATTAAAAAATACTTTAGTAGCATATAATCTATTAGAAAAGGATGACACGAATAGAAGCAATAACAGAGTAACAATGAAAAAGCTAGTTGGATTAGTTGAAGATGTTTTTGACACAGATGTATTAGCAAAGAATAGAATGCAGAATACTGTATTTGCTAGGAAGGCTGCAGCGTATGTATTAAAGAAACATACTTCATTATCACTAAAGGAAATAGCACCGTATATAGGTGTTAAAGACCATACAACTGTACTTTATAATGTTTCTACTGCTAGAGATTTAATGACAACTGAAGAATGGTATAAAAATAAAATTGATGAAATTGAAGATGAAATCAAGAAATTTAATACCTTCGTACAGAATTAACTAACAACTATGTCGCATATAGTTTAAGAACAATATTAGGGGGAGGATGAATTGCTAATGCGACTAGCAAGGATTCCAAACCCTATTTTTATTATGAAAAACAAATCTTATTATTTTAGCCACGATTACAATGCAGCTAATGACACAAAGGTACTTTTTTTAAGACATCAATTAGGAATGGAAGGTTATGGTATCTATTGGTTTATAATTGAAAGACTAGCAGATGCAGGTGGTAAATTACCGCTAGAATTAATACCTGTACTATCTATGCAGATGCAATCTACTGACATTAAAGTTAAAGGAGTGATAATGCAGTTTGATTTATTTAGAATTGATGAAGGTGAATTTTGGTCAGAAAGGCTTAATGACCATTTGGGATTAAGAGCAAAATTAAGTGAAAGCGGAAAGAATGGAGCAATTTCTAGATGGAAAAATGGGGAGGCTAATGGGGTGGCTATTGGGGAGGCTAATGCAAAGAAAAGAAAAGAAAAGGAAATAAAAGAAAAAGAAACTAAAGTATATAATAAAGATTTATTTTTAAATAATATAAATGAATACAAAGAAATACTAGGTGAATCTTATGATGAATTTATTGAATATTGGTGTGAACCTGATAAAAATGGTAAAACACGATATGAACTAGAAAAATTTTTTGATGTAAAACGCAGAGTAAATACTTGGATAAAAAACAAATTAAGATATGGAAATACAAAAACATTTAGCACAGGCACTACAAGTGAATCAAGAATGGCAACCCTTAAAGAGTGGATACATAGTTGATAATGAAATACTAAATTCCTTTAATGGTGATAAATTAAATCTAGTCTCACCAATAACATTAAGGGAAAATTTAGCTTACATTTTTACTTTGTTAGGATTTAAAAACTATCCTGCAAAAGAAGAAATGGCAATTATAGAAGATTTTATTAGAACTAGTTACCCATTGTATACAATACAAGAATTTAGAATAGCTTTTAAAATGGCGGTGCAGGGTAAGTTAGATTGCAGTACAGAACACTATGAAAAGTTTTCACCCAAGTTTATTGGTCAAGTGATGGTAGCATACACTAAAAAAGCTAATGAAGTAAGGAAAATAGCAAAACCTATTATAAACGAATTAGAGCCACCAAAACTAACAGATGATGAAATAGTATCATTCACGCAGAAAGAATGGCTAGAATCGGCTAGAAATGACTTTAACAGGGTATTTAACGCAGAAAAGGTATTTGATATTTTACTAAAACAGGGTAAACTTAAATTTGAGACACAGGAAATGCTACAAATTATTAGGATAGTTAGAGAAGATAATATTGAAAAACTTAATAAAATGTATGGAACTGATGCAAAAGAATTTAATAAAAGAATTAAGGATGAAAATTTTGTTGATACACAATGTAAAAAATTAGCACTTGTCAAATATTTTGAAAACCTATCAAGTTAGGTACACCCATTACGGAATTGTAAAGTGGTGCTATACAAATAACTTTAAAGACTGCTATTTATCTATACCTGATTTAGAAAACAATAAAGACAGGCTTTTATTCACAAAAGAATTCTACGAAAAATTATGGATATTTCAGCAAACGAACTTACAAAATGGGCAAAGTTAAATTTAGGTTACATAGGTGTAAGACTAAATAGAGTTAATAATATACCTTATGGCAGAAGAAAAGGAACTATAGAAAAGGGATGGGCAGACCTGCAAGGGTATAATGAAGAAGGTAAATATGTAATGGTAGAAGTTAAAAAACTAGGTGATAAATTAAGTAAAGAACAGATTGAAAGGTTTACCGATTGTTGGAAATGTGGAAGTTTAGTCTATATTTGTACTGAAGTAGAAAACAAACCTGCTTTAGTGGAATGGACAAAAATAAAATTATAGAGCAATATTGGCTTAATGATGAAGTAAATCAGGCATTTGCAAAGATGCAGCCTGAAGAATTGCAATATGATTTAAAGGTAGAAGTATTTATGGTTCTACTAGAAATGGATGATGAAAAGTTATTTGGGTTATATGAAAGGAATGAAATAAGATTTTACATAGTACGAACTATGTTAAATATGATTAAGTCAGATAGAAGCCAATTTTGGAAAAAGTACAGGAACTATACTGAATATGAGGATAATGAAAAAGCAGAAGTAGAACAGAATAGTGTATTAGATATAATGGAAAAAGGTATTGAAAAACTACATTGGTATCAAAAAGAAATATTAAACCTGTACACATTTGAGTTTAATAAAAACGCAAAAGAGTTAAGTAGAAAGACAGGGATACCTTATATGTCAATCATAAGAACTTTGAAACAAACTAAAAACGAACTAAAAAAACACATTAGGAAATGATTCAAATTATTATAACAAGTGTCTGTACATCATTATTTTTTAATTCTATACACAACCTACACCGTAAATGGAAACTCAACTTCAAGCCTTTCAGTTGCGGAAGTTGTTTGGCTGCGTGGGTTGGGGTCGTATTATATTTCTCACCTAAATTAGTTGTAGATATAGCAAGTGTTGTATTTATATCAGGATTTCTAGGTGCTATTACTGAAACATTAATTTATAAAATATGGAACTAGAACACAGAGAATTTTTAAAGGAACACTATAATAATTATGAAACTGCTTTAAGTGGTTATGTAAGAAACCTAGATTTGCCTGTACTTAAAATGTATGAGCATATTTATAAAACATATATTAACCCTACTTTTATACTTACCATTTGGTGCGGTGATTGTAGGATGGAAATGATTTTAAGATTATACGCATATTATATAGCTTTACCAATTAGTGAAAAAGGTGAAATAAAAAATGATTTAAGTGAAGTAATTGAAAATCAAGAAGTTATAATTAAAAAAACTAAAAAGAAAAAAAATGGCTAATTATATACATCCAACGGCAATCATAGGTGATAATGTTATACTAGGTGATAACAATTACATTGGTGCTTATTGCATTATAGGAGACCCTGCAGAACATAAAGAGTTTTGGAAATATGAACGTAATGTAAATAATAAACATAATGGAATGAGAGAGGTAATTAGTGGTAGAGTTATTATTGGAAGTAATAATATAATCACAGGATTAGTTACAATAGATGCAGGAACAGAACAAGCAACTTATATAGGTGATAATTGTTTTATTATGAAACACGCACATATAGGACACGATTGCACAATAAATAATAATGTTACAATTAGTTGCGGTGCTAAAATTGGGGGGCATTCTGTAATAGGTGAAAAATCTAACATAGGATTGAATGCAGTATTACATCAATTTAGCAATATTCACGTAGGTTGTATGATAGGAGCAAGTGCATTTTTTAAAGGAGAATCAGAACCATATACAAAATATGCAGGTGTACCTGCTAAATCATTAGGAAAAAATATAATAAAATGAACGCAGTAATATTTTTAAACTATCAAAACAATAGTGTTAAAACATTAGGCATTAACTTATCTAATGCAGGAACAGATATTGAACAAGTTGTAATAGTAAAAGAAAAAGGTATAGCTAATGCCATTAATGTAGGTTTAAATAAAATAGACTTTAGTCACATTCAATATGTTACTTTATTATCTAATGATATATTAGAACCTGATAATTGGTTAAGGGTAAGGAATGAATTTATGCAAGATAAAATGATAGGGATTTGTGCTATCCCTTTAGTAAATGGCTTTGATGATACTACAGATATAATAGGAAACTTTACAATAAGTAAAGAGGTTATAAAAAATGTAGGTGCTTTCAATACTGCACTTGACCCATACGGAGCAATTGACCTAGACTATTGTACACGAGTTAGAGCAGCAGGATTATATACTAAATACATTCGTACAGGTTATGCTACTCACATAGAACAGAATGGAATAGATGCTTATGGTTATAACAAGAATGAATTAGTTAAAAGCACTTGGGAATTACATACTAGCAATGTAGCAAATTACTCAAATGGCAGCAAAACATATTACCTTCCATTATGAGAATACTAGCAATAACAAGTAAGTTTAGCGGTGTAGGTTATCATAGGATTATGATGCCTTTAGTTAATATGCAGAAAGATTATTGTATGATTACAGATACAATAAATGAAGCAGTATTTGATAACAACTATGACATAGTAATATTCAATAGATTCCTAGCATATACAGAAATAAGTATGCTTGAGGCTATGCGAAAAAGATACAACTTTAAATTAGTTGTAGATAATGATGACTATTGGATATTACCACCTTCACATATTTTATCAGATAGATATAGAGATAGTGATGTTACACAAAGGATAACAGATTTTATTAGAATTGCAGACCTTTGCACCTGTACACACGAAAGGTTAGCAGAAGAAATAGCAGTATATAATCCTAATGTAGAAATATTTCCTAATGCTTTACCTTATGGCAAAGAGCAGTTTCAAGATAATAAGATAGAATCAGATATGGTTAGATTGTTTTGGTCAGGTTCAGGTACACACGTTCCTGATTTAGATATATTACGGCAACCAATGAAGAAAATAAACTTCCCTGTTAAAACAGTTATAGCAGGATATAATCTAGGTGAGAAACATCTTTGGGATAGAATGATAGGAGTATTTACAAACGGCTTAAAGTTAAACCCTACCATATATGACTATGCAGAAATAACAAAATATATGGGTGCTTATGCTGACTCTGATATAAGTTTAATTCCTTTAGTAGATAATAAGTTTGGTGCAATGAAATCTAATTTAAAGGTATTAGAAACTGCTGCAAAGAAAAACCCTGCCATAGTTAGCAATGTGCATCCTTATAAAAATATGCCTGTCTGCTATGTAAATAATCAAACAGATTGGTATAAATGGATTAAGCTATTAACTTTTGATGAAGCAGCTAGAATAGAATACGGACAAAAACTATTTGAATTCTGTGAAAGGGAGTTTAACTTTGAGGCTATAAATAACAAGCGTTTTGCTATTTATAATAAATTGATAGGCAATGCCAATATATAAATGCTCCAACGGAAAATACAGAATAGGTACAGGAAGTTGTATTTATGATACACAAGAAAAGGCTGCAGAAGTATGGGCAGCTATTATAGCTAGTGGTAAATATGAGGAGACTTATAATGACTATCCTGAATCAGCTAGTAACAATGCAAAGAGAGCATTGAAATGGGCAGAAGAAAACGGATGGGGTGAATGTGGAACTGCAGTAGGCAAAGCAAGGGCAAACCAATTAGCAAACAAAGAAAATATATCTAGGGATACAATTGCTAGGATGGCATCATTTAAAAGGCAACAACAAAATAAAGATGTTCCATATTCAGAAGGTTGTGGAGGTTTAATGTGGGATGCGTGGGGTGGCACTTCAGGTGTTGAATGGGCAATTAATAAACTAAAACAAATAGATAAGAAATAAAAAATCACACTAAAGTATATCTGAACCATTTTGGTTACACAGGTGAGGATTTTATACCTTGTGAAACTTGCGGAGCAAGGGCAGTTGATATTCATCACATAGAAGCTAGGGGAATGGGGGGAACAAAGAAAGGGGATACAATAGATAATCTTATGGCACTATGCAGAGAGCATCATTTACAATACGGAGACAAGAAACAATATATGGAATTTTTAAAAGAGATACATAAACAAAAATTAGATGGCAAAGATTAAAAGTGATTCTTCAAAATTATCATTCGGTAAAAGGAAAAGGGGTCAAGCAAAGAAATCATTTAACAAACATTCACCTAGACCAAAACAATATAAAGGACAAGGAAGATGATAATACTACCTGCACAAATAGAAGGCTTAACTTCTAGGAAGGATAAAACAATAAAGGTAACATTTGGAACACAAGAACTATCACCAAATGATGCAGCACAGGTATTCCAACTTAATCAAAGGTTCTGTTACATAGCCATCAAAGAAGAACCATTTCAACAGGATGAACTAGATAACATAGATAGCATTAAGACAGACCTTGAAACAAACAAGACCCCATCACAAAGATTAAGGGGTATATTGTATGTTAGCTATCAACAAGATAACGAAGGATTCAAAGATTTTATGACATACTATGTTAGCAAGATGGATAAACTTTGTGAGCATTTTAAGTCTAAATTAGATAAATAAACAGAATAAAAACAGAATGAGCAAAGAACATTTAATACCATTTGTAAAGGGTCAGTCAGGGAATCCTAATGGCAGACCTAAAAAGTATGTTAGCTTACTTATTGAACAAGGGTATAAGTTATCTGAAGTAAACGATACAATACAAAATCTAATGGCAATGAATCAAGAACAACTTAAATCTATACAAGATGATGTATTAGCAACTGCATTAGAAAGAACCATTTGCAAGGCTATATTAAACTCAATGAGCAAGGGCAGCCTGTATTCAATTGAAACTTTATTGACTAGGGTATATGGTAAGCCAAAGGAACAGATGGATATTAAATCAGATAATAAAATAGAAGTTATCTTTGTAGATGGTAAAACTATTTTATAATGCAAATATTCTTACCTAACCCACACGCAAATCAACAGAAGATATTAGAATGCGACAAGCGTTTTAGAGTGGTGATGTGCGGCAGAAGATTTGGTAAGTCAGAACTGTCACAGATACTTTCAGTCACATATGCGGTTAAAGGCTATTCAGTGGCTTATATTACCCCTACTTATGGGTTGGCAAAGGTTTTCTTCAGTAAGCTAACAGAGTCCCTAGAATTGCCTAAAAACAAGTCAGACCTTAAAATAGATTTCCCTAATGGCGGACAGATTGAATTCTTCACAGGGGAACGATTAGATAATTTAAGGGGTAGAAAATTTCATTTAGTTATCATAGATGAAGCATCATTTATCCCTGAACTTGAATCAGGATGGCAGAATAGTATTAGACCAACCCTGACAGATTACAAAGGGAAGGCAATATTCCTTTCTACACCTAGAGGTAAGAATTATTTCTATAGCCTATTTATGAAGGCAGGTGAAAATGATTGGGCATCGTTTAAATTTACTAGCTATGATAATCCATACATAGACCCACAGGAAATAGATGAAGCAAGAATGCAACTGCCAAATGTAGTATTTGAGCAGGAATATATGGCAAACCCTAGCGAGAATAGTGCTAACCCATTTGGGAACAAATTCATTCAGGATTGTATAAAACCTATTAGCAACCAACAAATAGTTGCATTTGGTATTGACCTTGCAAAGTCAGTTGACCATACAGTAATCATAGGATTAGATAATGGGGGTAACGTGGCTTATTTTGACAGGTATCAAATGGATTGGCATAACACCAAAGAGAATATTAAAAGGCTGCCTAGATGTCCTATATTAGTGGATAGCACAGGTGTAGGTGACCCTATCCTAGAAGATTTACAAAGGGAAGGGATAGCCATTGAAGGTTTAAAGTTTACGAGTTCAAGTAAGCAGCAGCTAATGGAAGGGTTGGCAACTGCAATACAACAGGGTAGAATTGGATTCCCTGAAGGGGCAATAACAAATGAACTGCAAGTGTTTGAATATCAGTTCACTGCAAATGGGGTTAAGTATTCTGCACCTAGTGGATTTCACGATGACTGCGTAATGGCATTGGCTTTAGCGTGGAATAACTTCAGCATAAAAAGAGGTAATGGCAGGTATACTTTTATGTAATTTACCGTTTGTCCTTGATAATTACCGTTCATCACAAAGTTTAAAAATAGTTTAGAAAATGTTTGGAAGGTGTATATATCTTATACTATCTTTGATTTATCAAAAACAAACAAACTATGACAACTTTAACTACAAAAATGACAATCGGTTTTAAATTTCAAGTTAACGGTAAAAACTTTACAAAATTAGTATGTAACAAAAATAGATTTATTGATATTACTTTAATTAATGATTTATACAATGTTAAATCATATACTTTAAAAGGTGTTAACGAAGTAAATGTTTCTGAATTAAATGAAGTATTTGCAGAAAATTTACAAAATGCAATTATATCAGCATATAAAAACTAATTAATAATAAACCAAAACAAACAAACTATGAAAAATTTAAACACAAAACAACAAGCAGAGATTGAAAAAGTAATTAAACTTATTAAATTGTATCCTGAATATAATGCAGAATATTTAATTAATATGTTTGAAACTGCATTAAAAAATAACTAACCCCCAAAGTCAGGGGTGCGACTGACCAACGCACATTTATTATGAAACATCTAAACACAGGAACTATCATTGAATATAAAATTGCTAATGGCATTTGGGTAGAATCAGTAATATACAAAATATCAGATTCTTTTGTATGGTTCAAAGGTTCAGGATTTAGTAGAATAGCAAAAAAGACTTTTGAAAAATATCCTTCTTTATATAGAATAAAATAAATAACTTTATGAAAAACAAACATAACATAGAAGCAGTAATAATATTAGTTGTAGCATTCTTAATAACTGCATATCTACAAAATATTTAAACTTACTATCCCTGCTTAATTAAATTAATAACCGTTAGTGGGTTGTCCCAATGGGGGCAGGGATATTTTAAAAACTAAACTATGAAACCATACGAATTAAAACAAAGCCTATTAGACAGAATGGAAATAGAAGGTCTAATTGAACGCATTAAGAAACTAGAAATAGAACTATCAATAAAAGACTTGCAAATTAAAACACTTAAAGAAGATTTGGATTATTCAAGACAATTAACTTTAATAAACAAAATAAATAATATATGAAACTAATAGTAAATGAAGGAAGTTATGAAGCAGATACCTTATGGGGTATTATTGTTGAAGTGTTAAAACACAGATTTTGGCATTTAAGAAAGCACGGAAAATGGATGGATTAACTATAAAACTAAACTATGAAAGCAATATTAGAGATTACAATAGAACTAACTAGACTAATTTTAGGTACATTATTAGGTATTGTATTACTTACAATTGTTGTATCTTTATGTAAATTTAAAGAACTATGTGGGAAAAAATAAGCGTTTGGCAGTACCAACAGATTTACAATGTTCTTAATTCAAAGGATAAGAATGATACTGACCTAGACATTAATGTACGATTAGTGGCAATAGTAAATAACCTTACAGAAATGCAAGTAGATAGCCTTCCTTTGAATGAATATGCAGAGTTAAGTAAAAGCATTACTTTCTTAAATCAACCGATTAAAGGGAAGCCTGTTAAGTTTATCAATATATCCTACAACAAAGCATATAGAGTAAACTACGATATAAGCAAGATGCCATTCGCTAGGTACATTGAGAGCAAGGTATTTAGTGAGGATTTATATGGCAACCTTCACAAGTTGGCAGCTACAATGGTAATACCACAAAAGAGATACTTTGGAATGTTATTTGATATAGACTACGATGCTAGTAAACATCAAGAATATGCTAACGATATGTTAGAGGCAAAGTTTATAGATGTTTATCACTCTTTGGTTTTTTTTTATCAAGTATACAGAAATTGGATAGAAGTTTCACAGGATTATATGGCGAACAAACTGACAAAGGAAGGGATGAAGGGGCAGGAAGCAACAGGGGTGGTAGTAAATTTATTGAATATTTTGGATGGCAATATAGCACCAAACTTATTGCCGAGTATGAAAATTGCACAGTTACGGAAGCGTATGAACTCACAACAATAGAATGTTTAAATATACTGTCCTATTTAAAAGCAAAGACAGATTATGACAATGAGCAAATAAAGAAGGTAAGATAGTTTTTTAGTTTTTGGTTAACGACCCCATCCTTAAAAAAGGTGGGGTTAGTTATTTTTAGACCTTTGTCCTATTTATTGGTATGAGCATTAATAAAGCACAGGCAAAGGCAATAGCAGATGGATTCCTGAATACATTAGGTGAAAAGCCTATGAAGGAAGGTGAATTGCCTGTGGTTGAACGATTGTTAAAAGACTTTGGTGCTGACTTTATATTAAATGCTCAAAAGAATTTAAGGGATAATAACTCAATAGCATCAGGTAATATTAATGATATAAGGTTGCAGTTCACAAAGTTTGGTACAAGTTATACATTATCATTAGGTTATCCTAAAGGTGAACCTGCTTCAAAGTATTTTGATTTTGTAAACAAAGGGGTAAAAGGAACTAAAAACATTAAGGCAGATAGTAAGACACCTTATAAATTTAACCCATCTAAAAAAAGCATCCCAATTTCAGCAGTAGAAGGTTGGCTAGGTTATAACAAACTAAAGGCAGTATCTGTAAAACCTTATAGAAAGCTAGGGGTAGAATCAAAGGCAATAGATAGTAAAAAGTCTTTAGCTTATGTAATAGCTAGGTCTATACATAGAAAAGGTATTAGGTCAACACATTATTTTGACAATGCAGCAAAAGAAACATTCGGTAAAAACTTCTATGAAGTAATGGAAGTGGCATTAGGTAAAGACATTCAAATTAAGATAAAACAAATAGGTAAAGAATTAAGCAATGGCAATAACAATACAAAGTAGTCCTGCACCTTATAGCAGTATGCACGATGACTTATGGTTCGTTTCAAGTTCAACTAATACAGGTGAACTAGCGTTTAAGTTTGTGTATGATGTTTATGTAAACGGAAGTCAAGTTAGTAGGACAAAAGTATATCCATCACCTTCAGCAGAAGGTAGCTATGGAGTATTTAACGCATCACCAATGGTAAGGAGTTATGTAACTAATTACTTTGAGCCTTCAGGTAGTTCTATTTTGGTGGCATCTAATGATAAAATAAAAGTAGATAGTGAAATAAAGATAGGTGAGGAGTATGTAAGTGGGGGTAATTTAGTTACAAGTTTAAACCTTGCATCAGGTGCATTAAGTTCTTACAATTATTATCCACCATTATTTGCAGATATTCTATTTACCAATAACAATACCCCATTAGTATTATCTGATTATTACGAAAATTTACTTTTAGAAAACTTTACAGATGATTGGATTACGGAAAGAGACAATGACAATATTACGATTGAGTATGGGGATAATTTTTATGCGACTTATTTTAAGATTACTAGCGGTGATTATTCGTGTTGGATTGATGTTGTAAATGAATCAGGTTCAGTAGTAGATACTGCAAGTGGTAGCATTACTTTTAGTGGTGAGATGAATTTGTTTAATTGTCAAGCAGGGCATATCAATACTTTTGCAGGTAGAACACTTATTACCGAAGATACCTATGGGTATAATGTTTATTTAAAAAGAGGTGTGGCAATATCTAGAAAGTTACAATTTATACAAAAGTGCTATCCTAAATACAAGCAGTACAATCTTCATTTCCTTAATCGTTTAGGCGGTTGGGATACTATGAAGTTTGCATTGGTTAATAAAAGGTCAACAGAATTACAAAGAGCATCATATAGAAGAAATGATTGGCAATTAAGTGGAAACACTATGACTAACATAGATGCTTATAATAAGTATAATGAAACTACTTTGAACTATGCTATTCAGCATAAGGATAAGTTTCATCTTATATCGGATTGGGTTAGTGAGCAGGATTATGAATGGTTAGCACAGTTGTTTGCAAGTACAATTACATATATGGAAGTGCAAGGTGCTTATTTCCCTGTTACAATTAGTAGCACAAACTATGAGTACAAGTTAGAAAGTAGTGATAAGTTATTTAACTTTGAAATTGACATAGAGGTAGGTAAATATTTAACAAGCCAATTTAGATAATGATTAGTACAGAGATATATGTAGAAGATTATAAGCTAGATTTATTGCAAGATATAAGTACAGAGTTTACTTATGCAATAGATGACATTACTGATTTTGGTAGTAAAAATACTTCCTTTAGTAAAACTATATCATTATCAGGTACTGCTATTAATAACCAAATATTTGGATTTGTATTTGATTTAGGTAATGCTAATTTCTTTGATAATACCTTACCAAATGTTAACTATAACTTCAATGCAAGTAAAGCAGCACAATGCAAGATATTTATTGACAAGGTACAAATATTTAAGGGTACATTAAGAATACTTGAGATAGTTGTAGATGGCAAAACAATAGAATATCAATGTTCTGTCTTTGGTGAATTAGGCGGATTTATAACTGCATTAGGAAATTCAAGAATAGAGGATTTAGATTTTAGTGCATATGACCATACTTATAATGTTTCAAATATTACAAACAGTTGGAATAGCATAACAGGTGCAGGTTATTATTACCCATTGATTGACTTTGGCAATGTAAGCACAGGAACTTATGGAACATTTAAAAAAGATTTCCAAGTAAGTACATTTAGACCTGCTTTATTTGTAGCTGAATATATAGATAAAATATTTGCAGGAACTGATTACACATATACTTTAGATTTAGAAGCAGGTGATTTAGAATTATATAATAGACTTATAATACCACATAATCAAAAGGTTTTATCTAGTTCAAGCAATGTTCAATTAAAAGCATATCCAATAGACCAAACATATAGTGGAACTGCAGTTGAATTATATTTGCAATTTGGAACAATAACATTGGGAAACTTTACATTAACATCTAGTGATACATTATTTACATATACAGGTGCTACTTCAAAGGTAGTAAACATAGATTTTAATGTAAACGCAGAATGGGCAATAGGTCAAAATGCTACAATGTCTTTAAAGAAAAATGGAACTGCTATTGCATCATATAGTATGGGTAGCGGATTTAGTGGTAATTTTTTCCAAGTAAACTTTAATTTAACAGGGGTAACAATTAATCCAAGTGATTATTTTCAGTTGCATATTACTTGGTCATTAGGTAGTCAACCTTATGAGTTTAATAGTTTAAGTTCTTCAGGATTTAATATGACAACTACTTCAGTAGAAATAGTTCCTATTAATTATGGTGAAAATATTAAAATTAATAATGTAATTCCTAAAGGTATATTTCAAAGAGATTTCTTTTTGAGTATATGTAAGATGTTTAATCTATATGTTTATGATGATAAGTGGGATGATAAAAAGATAATTATAAAACCTTATATAAATTTTTATCCTTCAGTTAGTGATAATGCAGAGGATTGGTCTAATAAAGTTGATAGGTCAAAACCATTGAGCATAAAGCCAATGAGTGAACTTAATGCAAGGTACTATCAATATAAATACAAGAGTGATAACGATTTTTATAATGAAAACTACACAAAGAAATATAGCGAAGGATACGCAGATAGAATTTATGATACAGAGTTTGACTTTGCAAAAGATACAGAAACAACAGAGATAATATTTGCACCTAGTGTTTTATTTCAACAAACAGGAACTGATAAAATATATCCTGCTATTTATAAACTATCTAATAACAATACAAAAGAGGATGTTATGGATAGTGTTATAAGAATTATGCAAGTTAAAAAGAAAACAAGTGTAGCAAGTTGGAGCATAATGAATGCAGCTACTGTATTAAGTAGTCAAACAACTTATGGTTATGCAGGTCATTTAGATGACCCTAATACACCTAATAATGATATTAACTTTGGAGTACCTAAAGAATTATCATTTACTCCAACAACATACCCAACTACAAATCTATTTAACGCATATCATAGTAATTATATAGCAGAGATAACAGATAAGAATAGTAAACTATTAACTTGTTCTGCCTTGCTTAATACACAAGATATATTGAATTTAGACTTTAGCAAATACATTTGGATAGATGGTGTACTATTCAGGTTAAATAAAGTTGATGGATTTAATCCAATGGAATACAACACTACAAAAATAAGTTTATTAAAAGTAATTGAAACAACATACTAATGGCAGAGAATTTAAATTTAAATGTAAACGTTAATACATCAGGTGCTGAAGGTTCAATAGGTTCACTTAAAAAGCAACTTCGTGAAGCAACGAATGATGTAATTACATTGTCTGAAAAGTTTGGTGCTACATCAAAGGAAGCTATTGAAGCAGCAAAGAGAGCAGGTGAGTTAAGAGATAAAATAGGTGATGCAAAAGCGTTAACAGATGCCTTTAATCCTGATGCAAAGTTTAAAGCATTAAGTGCATCTTTATCAGGTGTTGCAGGTGGGTTTGCAGCAGTACAGGGAGCAATGGCTTTATTTGGTTCTGAAAGTGAGAATGTTCAAAAAACTTTATTAAAAGTTCAATCTGCAATGGCAATTTCACAAGGATTGCAAAGCATTGGTGAAAGTGTAGATAGTTTCAAACAATTAGGTGCAGTAATACAAAGTACTACATTATATCAATCTGCCTATAATTTTATTATGGGTGATACTGTAGAAGTTACAAAAGAAGCAGTTCTTTCAGTAGAAGCAGAAACAACTGCATTAGAAGGTCAAGCAGTAGCAACAACTGAAGTTGCTGTTGCATCAACAGGTGCAACTGCTACATTGGAAGCTGAAGCAGTAGCAACAAATCAAGTTACTGTTGCAACAACAGGAGCAACTATTGCATTAAGAATATTTAGAGCAGCATTAATAGCAACAGGGATTGGTGCTGCAGTATTATTAGTAGGATTATTAGTTGAATCATTTATGAATTTTGTAGGTGCAGCAGAAAAAGCAAGACTAGCAAAAATAAAATTTGATAAAGCATTTGTTGAAGGTAGTAAAAAAGCCAATACTCAATATTTAGAAGATTTAGATGCTTTAAAAGAAATTGATTTAGAAAGAGCAGGTGATGATGAAGATGCTAAATTTCAAATAGAAGAAGATTATAGAAAGAAAAAAATAGCTGCATTAAATGAACATTTAAATAAAATAAGAGGCATTGATGTTGATGCTGAAGCTGAAATACAAAAGCAATTAGCAAAATTAACAAATGATGGCACTATTAATAGATTACAAAATGATGCTAGATTAAGAAAATTAGCAAATGAAATTAAATTAGAAGAAGAAGTTCGTGCTGCGTTAAGAGAAAAGAAAGCTATTGATGATGAATTAGCTGCTTATGAAAAAAGAAAAAAAGGTAAACAAGCAGGGGTTACTGTTAAAGATATTGAACTAGAAGCTAAAAAAGCTAAAGAAGAAAAAGAAAAAGAGGATGCTGATAAACAACAAGAATTATTAGTTGAAAGCAATAAGAACGGATTAGGTAAAATGCTTACTGATAAAGCAGTTGCATTTACTAAAGGATTAGAATTAAATAAACAAAATGCAGAGGCTGAAAGCATTATAGAGAAAGAAAAAATTCAAGCTAAACAAGATACTGCTTATGCTATTGCAGATATTACTGCAGGGTTATCAAATATAATTGGTCAAGAAACTGCAGCAGGTAAAGCTATTGCAATATCTTCAGCTACAATTGATACTTATTTAAGTGCATCAACAATATTTAAACAAGCAGCTAAAAATCCAATATCAATAGTAAATCCTGCTTATCCTTATTTAATGGCTGCACCTGCAGTATTAGCAGGTATAGCTAGGGTAAGGCAAATAGCATCTGTAAGTGTTCCTAATGGCGGAGGCGGTGGTGGTATGCCTTCTATGTCATCAGCATCACCAATGATACCACAAACACCAACTGCACAAACTACTAATATTAGTCAGCAATCAATTAACGATATAGGCAATCAAGCAGTAAGAGCATATGTGATTGAAAGTGATGTAACTAGCAATCAACAAAGGATAGCTGCAATAAGACAGAGAGCAAGATTTAGTTAATATTTTAAAATTAGATATTTATGAGTATGGAATTACCATTATATATGTTAGAAATTTCTGATGATTTAGCGGATGATGCTGAAGTGCAATTTGTCGCTTTAGTAGATAGACCTGCCATTCAAAAGAATTGGAATGCCTTTAAAAATGAACAAAAGTTTCAAATCATTAGTGAAGATAAGCACATTATTAGCGGTTGTGCTATGTTGGCTGACACTCCTATTTTTAGAAGTGATGTTAATTTTGGTGATTATTATGTGGCATTTTCTAAAGATACTATTGTTAAGATTGTACAGAAATACTTTAAAAAAGGTTATCAAAACAATGTGAACTTAATGCACGACCCTAAACAAATTGAAACAGGGGTAACGATGTTTGAAAGTTTTATTAGTGATAAGTCTAGGGGGATTGAACCAATGAAGGGATTTGAAGATGCACCTGATGGCAGTTGGTTTGTATCTATGTTAGTTGAAAATGATGCAGTATGGCAGCAAGTTAAGGAAGGTAAGATTAATGGATTCTCTATTGAGGGCATATTTAACTACACTCCAAAAATACCTAAAGAACAACAGGTAATGAGTGAGATATATAAAATATTAGAAGAAGTAGAATTAGGTGGACCGGGAAGCGGAAGGAGACCTGAAGGCGGTGGTGACAATGAACCAACAGGTTCAGTAAAAACTGTATCTGTTGAAGATAAAGAAGTAAAAGATTTAGTTTCTAAAGCACAGGAAGCAGCACCTGAAGTTGATAAATTAGGAAAAGATTTAGCAGAAAAATATGGTGCAGTTGTTACTCCTATTAATATGAAATCAGCAGATTCTATTGTAAGAAAAACAAATACAGAAGAAGGTGGTAATTTAGGTAATATAAAAGATGCAGTTAGGAATACTATAATTACTGATGACCCAATTGCAATGCAAAATATTATTAAAGATTTAAGCAATGACCCTAGAGTAGCAGGTGGTAATGGCAGAATTAAAACTCAAACTCACGAATCTAATCCATTGGGATATAGTGGTAATTTGGTCAATATAAAGACCGCTAATGGCTTAACTGCAGAAATACAGGTAAATACACCTAAAATGATTTATGCCAAAGAAAAGCCTGAAAATGCCAAAATGATACTAGGCGAAGCGAAGTATAATCAAATTGCTAAACAGGTAGGAGTTGAAGGTGGTAAAGGACACGACTATTACGAAAAATATCGTGTATTGGTAGTCGGTAAAGATGATAAACAAAGAAAACAAATAGAGCAGGAATCTAAAAAATATTACAGTAAATTTTTGTAATAGTCAAATAATATTAGTAAATTGTGTATATGAGAAATGAGAATCTACTTACTGAAATTGCCAATGGAAAAGAGGTATTCTTTGAAAACAGTTTTGAAGAAATTGCTTTCAGAAATATCCCTGAAGGTGGTTATGAAGGTAAAGAAAAAGGTGCGACCCCATACAAAGTAGAAGGTGCACCAAACAAATTGGTTGAAGCTATTTTAGAAGGGAAAATGATTAGTAAGGAAGAATACCAAAAATACTAATTAACCTACCTTTTAAATAAAGCCTTTCTAATTTATTAGATAAAGACTTATTAAATTTAGAGTATATAATCTTGAATTGTTTTGATTCAGATATATACTTTTTTAATTTGTGGTAGTTTCTGTTCCTGATACATTCCCTGACATTACATATCCTATCACATAGCTTTACTATTGAAGCTATTTCACTTTTAGATATTTCAATATAGTATGTATCTAATGGTGGCTTTTTAGTTAGTAGTTTAACATTAGTATAAACTTTATTGCTTATCTGTTTAAGTTTATTTTCATATAATGTGGTATCTTCTAATATGTCGTGCAATGCACATACAGAAAGGATTACATCCATTTTATTACTTTTAATATTGTTTTCATTACAAAACTTTTCTGCTTCAAACCATACATCTAATAAATGATATAGATAAGGTTTTATGCCATACTGCTGATACTTATGGTATTCAGCAGCAAGTGCAAGTGAGTTATATTTTATTTTATTCATATTTAGTTTATTAAGCATACCAACTAGAGTAAACTCCTTTTTCTTCTTTGCTTTCAATGAAATTGCAGAAACATCCATGCTTTGCTTTTATGTGGTAGCTAATTTCACCATTATAACTGACTGAAAGATTTATTCTTTTTAATATTGGTTCACCAACAAAAGAATCTTTAACAGGCTTAACATTAGCACACATATAACCTTCAGTACCTGAAACATAAGAACTAGCAATTTCTCTCAAAATTACTGACTTTTCTTTAACTTCTATGATTTGGTAGAAGTCAATGTTAGTTTGGTCATATCCCCAAGAATTGTAAATGATTGAACCTTCAACAAAATTGTGATTCATATTCTTTTGTGCTTCCTTCTTTTTAGCCTTTCTTTCATTTTCAGCATTAATATTTCTTTCAACTCTTTCAATCCATTCAGAACAAAATTCAGCCATTCTTTCAGGACTTCTGAACCTGTAATTAAATAATGCTTTAGGGAATCTAGCTTTGCTTTTAGCTTTCATACATAGGGCAATATTTAATTCTTCTTTAACAGTTAGGACATAACCTAGACTTTCATACTTTTCAATTAAATTTTTCATAGTTTTTAGTTTTTATAATTTAGATAATTTGTTTATATAATTCAGAACTTTTAATTTTCTCACCAATAAAGAACCATTTTAATTTTCTCATTAGAACCTGATTAAAATGAGTTTCATTTTCAAAAGCATTAGTATAGACTGCAACACCCATATTTACTGCTCTATCAGTAATGTTTGCAAACTCTAAAAAAGTTCCATATTGATTTGGTTCTTTAGAATACTCTTTAAATAATTCTTGAAATAATTCGGCTTGATGACCATAATAACCTAGTTCAATTGAAATTGTCTTTTCCATAGTGTTTATTTTATTTGATTAAAAATTGAATTAAAACTGAAGCAATAGCTGAAATAATTAAAGTAACAAAAAGTTTAACTTCAATTGGAGCAGGGAGTGTTTTGTGTTTCATAGTGTTTGTTTTTGGTGTCTCTCAATGACATAGTAAAAGTACACAGGTTTTAAACACATTCCAAACATTTGCCCCACTTTTTTTGATTAATTTGATGAACGGTAAATAATAAGGATGAACGGTTAAGTGATAAACTACCTTATTTATTAACATTTAAAGAAAAATAAAATGAATCCAAAAGAAGCATTACAACAAATAAGAGCCTTATTTGAAGATATGCCACAAGTAATTGAGCCACAAGCACCTGTTGCACCTGCAGAACCTGTAGTTACAAAGGTAGAAATGGCTGAATATTCTTTGGCTGATGGAACAAAGGTTATGATTTCTGCATTAGAAATCGGTGGTAAAGTAGAGATGGCTGATGGCACTCCTGCTCCACAAGGCGAACATCAATTAATGGATGGTACTTCTATCCAAGTAGATGAAACAGGAACAATCATTGAAATTTCTTCCCCTAAAGAAGATATTGTAGAAGAAGAACCTGTTGCACCTGCTGCACCTGTTGCACCTGCACAAGATACTACTGCTATGGCAGAAGAATTAAAGGCAGAGTTTGCAGAGCAAAAAAGTCAATTAGAAACAAAAATTGCTGAATTAGAGAGCAAAGTAAAACAAGGGTTTGCACAAGTAGCTGAATTAGTAGAAGCACTTTCAAACACTCCAACTGCTGAACCTACTCAAAAAGCAGCAAACGCTTTTCAATCATATGTAGCTACAAAAGATAGCAAGTATGAGAGATTAGAGAAATATAGAAACGCAATTTTAAACAAATAAATTTATAAAAAATGTCATTTTCAGTATCAACATTAAGCAACTATACTAAAGAAAACGAAGCACAGTTAGTGACTTCATCTGTATTAGGTGCAAAAACTGCTGCTCTTATCAAAAGTGCAGGAAACGTAATGGTTGGAGTTAAATCCGCAGAAACCATTAATATTATGGATACAGATGCTTTCTTTCAAGCAGGTGGTACTTGCGGTTGGAACGCATCAGGTACAACTTCTTTTACACAAAGAACTGTAACAGTAGGTAAGATTAAAGTACAAGAGGCTTTATGTCCTAAAGCATTGGAAGCTAAATACTTACAAAAGGCTTTACCAACAGGTAGCCAATATGATTCAATTCCTTTTGAGCAAGATTATTCTGATAGAAAAGCTAAAACAATTGCTTCTCAATTAGAGACTGCTTTATGGCAAGGTGATACTACTTCTGCTAATGGTAACTTGAATAAGTTTGATGGCTTCATCAAATTAATCGGTGCTGCTGCAGGTGTAGTTGATGCTAACGTATCAGGTTATATTTCAGGTGCTCCTTTGAGTTCTATTACTGCTGCAAACGTAGTTGCATTATTTGATGGTGTATATAGTGCAATTCCTGCTAAAGTAGTAGCTTCTGAAGATATGGTTATTGTTTGTGGTATGGATACATTCCGTACTTACACAATTGCATTAAAGAACGCTAATATGTTCAATTATGCTTTTGATGGTAAAGCAGATAGCGAATTTGTACTTCCGGGAACTTCTATTAAAGTAGTAGCTTTACAAGGATTAAACGGAACAAACGATGTTTATGCAATGCGTTTAAGCAACTTGTTCTTGGGTACAGATTTACTTAACGAAGAAGAAAAGTTTGAAATCTTCTTTGCAAAAGAGGCTGATGAAGTTCGTTTTGCAGCAGAATTCAAAATGGGTGTGAACGTAGCATTCCCTGATGAAATCGTTAAAGTAGCAATTTAATTATAAGGGGAGTTGAAACATACTCCCCATTTTTTAATAAAATAAAATAAACAAAAATGGCGTGTGCATTAACACAGGGATATACCCTAGATTGTCGTGATTCTTTAGGTGGAATTACGGAAGTTTATTTTATTGCAAGTTCAGATGTAACTTCTACTACTGAAGCTAGTGGTGTAATTACTGCATTAGTAAAAGCAACAGGTAAGAGGTTTTATAAATATGAGTTAACCAAAGGAACTTCAATGCTTACAGAGAATGTAGCATCAAATGTTCAAAATGGTACTTTGTATTTTACCCCTGAATTGACAATAATTTTAAATAAGTTACAAGCTAATACAAGAAATGAAATTCTTTTATTGGCACAGAATAGACTTGTCGCAGTTGCTAAAGACAACAATGGTAAGTATTGGTACGTAGGTAAAACAAGAGCATTAGACTTAACGGCAGGTAGTGCCGCAACAGGTACTGCTGAAGGAGACAGAAGCGGATATACTTTAACATTTACAGGAGCAGAGCCTAGCTTATCCCCTGAAGTTAATAGTACAGTTGCTGCTGCTCTTACAACTGCAGGTTAGGTTTGTAGTTTTTCATAGTTAGTTCCCCTGCCTAATTCTTTAGGTGGGGGTTTTTGTGTTATATATATCCACCATAATGTGTCTTAAATGACACTAATGATGGCAATATGCGACATATAACGCACTTTATGATGTGCATTTGTCAATCATTTTTGAGCCGATTATCAATCATTTACGGCTCATTGAGTAAAATTACTCACTCTATTGAGTAAAGTTATTGTTTTACTTTATTTTACTTTTTTATAAAATAATAAAGTTATAACTTGACTATTTTACTTTACCATTTAAAACTAACATAACAATATCTATATGTTACTTTAAAGAACTTGCAGAGTTTACATTTCCATATAAATCGGTAACAATACTACCGAATTACCCATCATTTTGACACAATATTTGTAAAATTTGTCCTACTATTTTGCACATATATTTCCAATTTATAAACTATTGCATAGGTTTTTCGGAAAAATTCAAGCAGATAAGAACTATATTACTATTTTGCAAACATTCATTATTTCCCTATATATTAGTAATGATACATTTTACTAAAGGCGAAACAAATACTATTGTGTTAACATTAACTGAAAAGCAGTTATTGACTAACCCAAACTATTTATTTGTATTTACTAATAGAAGTAGCAATGAAGTAGTAAGTTTTGTTAAATTAAACGCAACAGATTTAAGTTCATATAAAGATAGGTTCAATGAATTTAGCATTGTAACTAATACATACTTTAATACTGCTTTAGAAGGGCAATACACATACGAGATATATGAACAAGCAAGTACTAGCAACACAAATCCTAGTGGCTTAAACAAGCTAGAAACAGGGATTATGTGGCTTTCAGGTACTACTATATCATATACAGAATATACAACAACAGACACTTATACAATTAGACAATGATAGATTTAAGAGTATTAACATTCGCAGAAGCTAGGCAGCCTGAATTCAAAGAGAAGAAAGGTATTGATGGCGGCTACATAAAATATGGGGAAAATAACGATTACCCTGAATATATAGTTGACTTATATAACAAGTCATCAAAGCATAGTGCCATTATTAAAAGTAAGGTTCACTACATTACAGGTAATGGTTGGAGTGGTGAGGCAGATGCTCAATCCTTTATTGATAAAGCAAACAGAGTTGAATCTTTAGATGATTTAACTAGAAAAGTATCTTTAGACATTGAGATATTTGGCGGTGCTTATATGGAAGTTATTTGGGATTTAGCAGGTAATTTAGCAGAGATATGGCATTGTGATTATGTTAAGATACGCACGAATAAAGATAATACGCAGTATTGGTATAAAGAAGATTGGAAAGATAACAAAGTTAAGCCTGAAGTAGTTGCTGCATTTAATCCTAAACAACCAATAGGTAAGCAAATTCTATACATAAAAGAGTACAGACCAAACATAGGTATATATGGATTGCCTAGTTACTTTGCTGCACTTAACTATATTGAATCAGACATTGAGGTTTCTAAACATATTTTAGGTAATGCACAGACAGGCTTTTCTGCAAGTAAACTTATTACCTTACCAAATGGTGAGCCTAATGATGAAGAAAAAAGAAATGTAGATAATAGATTAAGAAAGACTTATAGCGGTGCGGATGGTAAGAAATATATGATTGCTTTTGTCAATGACATATCTAGGAAACCTGTCGTAGATGATTTAGGTACAAGTGATTTAACAAAAGAGGATTTTGGTAAGATAGATGAATTAATACAAACTAATATTTTTAGTGGGCATCAAGTTACTACTCCATCAATTATGGGTATTGCAGAAGCAGGTAAGTTAGGTAGTAGAACAGAGATGCGTGATGGCTACGAGATATTTAAGAATACTTATGTAAACGCTAAACAGATGCACCTAGAAAGTGTATTTAATATGTTAGCTAAATTAAAAGGTGTTGTAAGTGAAATAAAAATTATACCTACTGAACCATTAGGAATAGAATTTAGTGAGCAAACAATAGTTTCAGTTGCTCCTAAAGAGTGGGTATTAGAGAAGATAGGAATTGATATGACTAAATATGCACCTGCACAAGATGCTGCAGCACCTGCACAAAGTTTATCTGTTAATGAGCATATCAAAGGTTTAAAAGGTCGGGAGTGGCAGAATATGCAGCGTATCATTCGTGAATTTACTAAAGGTAAGATTAATAGAGAACAGGCTTCAGCAATGCTTAAAACAGGATATGCGTTAAGTGATGAAGAAGTAAATACTTGGCTAGGTTCAGAAGAATTAGATGCACAATTTGCAGCACAAGACTTTGGAGTATTTATGGAGTTTGGTGAGTCAAAAGAAAGTTATAACATTTGGAAATCTAAAAAGCGTTTTAGTGATGAAGCAGACTTTTATATGTTTGCTGATGTAAATCAATTAGAATCAGACATATTAGACCAAATAGCAAAACAAAAGGATATTACACCTGAAGTATTGGCAGAGGTTTTAGATGAAAGTGTTGAAACTATTAATACAGTTATAAAAGATTTAGAGGATAGAAAGATATTAAAGACTACTGAAACTAAAATAGGCAAAGGAATTAATAGCAACATTATAATTTCAAGGGAATTAACACAACCATTGAGCAAGGCAGTAGGTGATACAAAGCCACAAACAACTGAAATTTTAGTTCGTTATTCTTATGATTGGATTGCAGGATTTAATAATAGTGATATAACTAATAGTAGACCTTTTTGTAAGGCTTTATTAGGTGCAAATAAACTATATAGCAGAAGTGATATTGAAATGATGAGTGCAAGATTAGGATATTCAGTTTGGGATAGGAGAGGCGGATGGTGGAATGATAACGGAACTATAAGTGAATCTTGCCGCCACGAGTGGAAAACAAATGTAGTAACAAGAAAAAAATAAGAAATGTCATTAAATACATTATTCATATCTGTACAAGGTATAAAAGATAGAACAGGATTACACGCTAATGTAGATGAAAAATTAGTATTGCCTGAAATAAAGACTGCACAGGATATGTATATATTACCTACTTTGGGTAGCACACTTTATAATAGATTACAAGCAGGTATAACTGCAAATAATTTAAACGCTAACGAAGTAATACTTTTAAATAATTATTTAGCTGATTGCTTGATTTATTATGTTATGAGTGAACTTCCAATGGGGTTATCATATCAATTTTATAATAAGGGTCTATTAAGAAAGTCAGGTGATAACACAGAAAATCCTTCAATGCAGGATATGATTGATGTTGCTAATAGATATAGAACACGAGCAGAATTTTACAAACAAAGAGTAATTAAATATTTAAGACAGAATAATACTTTGTTCCCTGAATATTTAAACTTTACAAGTGGTATTGATACCATAGTACCTGATTTAGAAGGATACACTTCATCTTTATATTTAGAAGATGGTAGTTGTTATGAGAATAAAAACCTAG